AGCGCTATGAGTGTTAAGGTGCTTTAAATATGCTTGGAAAGACATCTTCTGTGGGTCTTTCCCAAACACGCTTGTAGCAGGTAGTTGGAGTTGGAATACCTTAGGGGCAACCGTCTCTTCTTCCATAATGGCTACTGCTACTCGTTGGTGAAACCTACATGCCCTACTGTTTCCTTCCCCTGACCCTTTTATATTGTGGTCACAGTTCAGACAGTTAACAGCTTGTTTCTCTACCACATCTTCATCAGGCCGTGCATTACGTGTATCACTAGACCAACATAAAGGTCGTACGTGTGAGTCAGGGTCATAGGCGTTAGGGTAATACGTTCTGGAAACAGGGGCGGTACTAAGTATAACCCCATCAAAATCGTTCCCGTCTAGCTCCCGCCTATCACCTTCAGTTCCTATGCACGTAAATACCCCACCCTTAATACTGATTCTATCTGCAGGTTTTACACCCACCTCTGCATCAGTATTTTTTAGGCGGGAAATTAACCCCTTAAAGAGAGGAGATAACTCTTTCTCGTCCGTTACTTCATTCATTAAGTTTAAGTTTCGTCTTCTTCGCAAAAATCCGCGAACAAATCTTGTTGGTGGAATGGAACATTGTCAGGTGCGGGTACTAAATCTGGTTCGATCTTCCCCTTCTTCAACCCTGCTACCACTTCTGGTATAGAGAAGCGATAAGTATTGCCCACCTTGATGTAGCTTTCTTGCGGTATCACACCACTACGTACCCAACTACGTACTGTAGTTACAGCTAAAGAAAGATGCCCTGCTAAGTCTTCTATGGGGACATATCTGTCTTCGGGTAAAATCATTTTTTCGATCTCCTTACAGTTACAGTAAATTCAGCGTCACATCGCAACCCTGCAGGTAATACATCAGGGTTCTCGATTAAGAACTGCTTCATATTCCCTTGGTGGATGCGTTTCTCTAATAGCTCTGGAACTTCATGTTCCATTATCACTTTATTCAACGCCGCCCAATCACTCGTAGTATAACGTCTACGTTCCTGACGGTAGTATTGATGACCGTCTATGGTGGTGGCGCTTTTGTTCCCACTAGCTACAAGATGCCCTTGCAGTATCGCATCTAGCTTATCTAGGTCTTCGTTAAGAGCTTCTTCGTCCTCTTTATAGCGTTGAGAAAGCTCCCGTTTAGCCTCGCGTACCTTGAGATACATACGCACAGCCTTGTCTACAGGTATATCATCACTCATATCACACTCCCACTGTGTTAAGAAACGAATTATAGTGTGGTATTTCTACTTATTCAAGCAGTTCTTTATATAAGTCTATTATTTTTGTGTGGATGTTTATTTTATTGTCAAGGAGTGCGTAAACACGTTTCTCTACATTAGAACCCTCCAGCTGGACAACAGTACACCTGTGTGTCTGCCCTGACCTATGTACTCTAGCGTTGGCTTGGGCGTAAGTCTCTAATGAAGGTACTGGCCCCCACCACACTACGGTATTGGCGGCTGTAAGAGTGACTCCATGTGCCGCCGCTTGTGGTTGGATTACAAGTACACGAGGGTTATCTGTTTCTTGAAAGCGTTTGAATATATCGGTTCGGCGGTTGGCTGATACGTCTCCCCTAATCATCTCGTTCGTGATGCCATCTGCTGTGAGCTTCTCACATAGGATTTCTATAACGTGTTTAAAGGGTACGAAAACCAATACCTTTTGGCTTGTCTCATCTATAACCTCACGTAAGACCTTATAGCGATTCTTCACATCAAATTCTACCGTCTCGCCCGAATCGCTATACACAGCCCCACAGGAGATTTGAAGTAGCTTGTTCATATTGACAGCGGCGTTAGCGGCAGTAATCTCTTCCCCCGCCGCAACAGTTACCATCTTACGTTTTAGTACGTCATAATAAGTTTGCTGCTGCCTTGTGAGTTGTATTTCCCTTTTAGTGTACGTCATTGGGGGTAGGTCAAGGCATTGGTCTTTAGTAAATCTAATTGCAGGTTGTAAGGCATTGAACACGGTAGCGGTAGCTGAATCTTTTGGAACCCACTTAAACTGCGTAACTTTGTTCATCACTAGCTCTCGAAACCCGCTAAAGAATCGGGGTACATTTCGGGGGTTTACCAATTTCCCTAGCCCATACGCGTCCACTGGAGATTGAGCGGCGGGTGTACCTGTCATCATCCACAGCCATGTAGAAGGCGCTATTAAGGAGTTAAGGGTTTTCCATCTTTTAGATTGTGCGTTTTTATAATGGGTAGCTTCGTCTGCAATAATCAAATCAAAACCCCCTTCTTCAATCTCGTCTCTGATTATCTCTACCCCGTCATAGTTGATGATGACGTAATCAGCCCCATTCGCAATAATCTCTTGGCGTTTACGCTTCGCTCCATGTGCGATATCCACACTTCGGTGCATGGCAAATTTAAAAAGATCAGCTCTCCATGCCGAATCCATAATCGAAAGGGGGCATATAATCAGAACGCGGTTTATAACTCCTTGTTTTAAAAGGAAATCAGAAGCCCATATAGCAGAAGCTGTTTTCCCTGTACCCTGCTCGTTAAAACAAAAAGCGCGTTGGTTAAGAGTAAGGAAAGACGATGTAAGTTTCTGATGTTTAAAGGGTTTATACTGTCCGCCCCATTCATACTGTCCAAGAATAGGTGATGGTACGTTTCGGATGTTGAGATTTTTAAGAACACGCGATTCATCTACCCCCCACTTAACTAGGACTTGGTTATCCTTCATCGCCTTACTTTTAGGTATGGCAGTTGTTATCGCTTCTGGAGTGCGTACCCGCAGAAGAAGGGCTTTGTTGTCTACTATTTCCATCTACTTCTTCTTCTTTTGGTAGTTCCTTGATCGGTTAGCACTACGGCTTTCAATACGAACCCCCTGTTTGTTGGAGCCGCCTCGACTTAGGGCTTTGTTGTGGCTTACATCTTTCCCCTCACGCCTGTCGGCTTTACCATTCTTGTTCGCATCCCTGCCTGTTGCATCTACCGCCCGCCTTGCTCGTTGTCTTTCCATTCGAGCTTTAAACGGCTTGCTTCCTACAGGCTTGTTCACTTGCTTCTTTCTATCTTTCGGATTTTTGTAAGGCATATCACCTCCTCCCGTTATGTGGACATTCCGTTACGATGCAGTGCGCTCTACATAAACCTGTTGGTCTAGCGTTCCACACATCTACCTCGTATGCTTTTTGTAACTTAGCGTATTCCAACAACCATTTTTTCCAGAGGTCAGATTCCTGATCTATGGTGTACGTATCCTTAATAAAGGCATTACATACTACAAACAATAACCCCCCTTTAACTCTCTGGACTTCGGGGAAGTGTTTGAATGTGGCTAAAGCCATCAGTTCCAGTTGGCCTTTATCTGCATATCTAGCCGACTTGCCTGTTTTATAATCTATTACCTTAGCAGTACCTGTTTCCCTATCTAGGATAGTTAAGTCAGCTACTCCTCTCCACCAAACATCGGGAGAAAAAAATTCACAGGGTTCAAGGTTAGCAGTCAACCCCATCCTGTATTCACAAAGTTTTTCTCCTTTCATCCCATTAAGAGTGTCTAGCATTTCTTGAGCAAAAGAAAAGCGGGGGTCAAGCGTACTATCTGTACCGTCAAGGTAGTGTTCGGCGGCCGTATGAAACTCTGTCCCATACGTCATCGCATGAGAAGTAGGCTCCTCATAATCTTTGACTACCTTTAGGTGGTAGTATTTCTTAGGGCATTGGTCAAATGCTTTTATACTGCTAAAAGACCATGCGGGTTTTTCCATTCCTTACAGTCTCCGTAGTTCTTCCCTATCTGTACGTCTCCAGTAAGAGGCAACCCTTCTGCCCATACAGGAACCCACTGCATACACTCTTCTACAAAGTATGCGGCGGTATCGACTTCCTTGTCTGGCACACAGCATACCACAGAATCATGTACAGTGAGCAATACCTTGTACCTTCTAGCTATCATAAGCATTTGTTCGGCCATGATACATCTAGCTATTCCCTGACATACATTTTCTATAGCTTTACCACCATATATTTTAGTCCACCCTCGGCGCGTTCGGTATACTAACTGCATACCGTTCTCGTCTTGCTCAACCTTTAACTTATCGTAACGCATCAATAAACCTGATGGTAAACGTATGGCGTTCTGTTCTGGTACGACACTAAGGACACCGTTACGACCGATGACGTAAGCATTGTTTTTATACATCCCTATTAGTGCGGCTTGGGCTTCTTTCCATAACCCCGTAATGTTTGCGTTAGCTTGACGGTATACTTGTATTATCCGTCTTGCTTCTTGAGCTTCTACTTCTACACCAAAGTTTTTAAGTTGGTTCTGGAACTTCCTCCACCCCATCGAATAGCCTGCGCCCAAAATTGTGGTCTTGCCAATGAAACGTTGGGCAGAAGATATATCTTCCACAGGCTTACCATAAATAACAGAAGCCATCTTCTTATATACATCTTCTCCTTTACGAAAGGATTCCACCAAATCATCCTGACCTGATAGCCACGCTAAAACCCTAGCTTCTATCTGTGCCGAATCCGATTCAATAAGCGTGTATCCGTGGGGGGCAGTAATACAGGACTTCAAAACTTTAGCGTTCTGCCCTCTGCTTGGTAGGTTCTGTAGGTTAATTTTATCGTACCCACCCCACCTGCCTGTGTGGGCGGCATAGTATTTAATCGGCACAGGAAGTGTCCCCCGGCCTGCAATGGCTAGGAACTTCTGAGTACGTGTTTCCTCAAGTGTGCTTTTAAGCCCAATCCTTGCGGCTACTAAGGTCTGGACTTGTATATCTTCGTGGTCTTGCAGGGCTAAAAAACCTTCGTCAGTTTTGGCGAACGCAAAAGTTTCTTCTCCTGTACGCAGACTTGTTTTGGTAGGTGCCTTAACGCCGAAATGCTCCAATGCTTTAGCAAACTTAGGGTTGGACATAAGATCATCCTTGGTGATACCTAGTTTGTGTGTGTCGGCAAGAATCTCTTCTTTGTCTTTTTGGATTGTGTCTAAGTGTTTTGTTAACTTAGCGGCATCTAGTTCAAGTATTGGATGAGTGAACATCCTTAGGGTCATGTCAATTATTTTAAGTTCTGTTTTAGGTATGTGGGGGAGGAATAAACTAAAGAGTTGATACGTTAGTTCTGTATCGTTAACGCAGTAGTCTCCGTAACGGGAGAGTTCCTCAGACGTAAAGTCACACCTATGTTTCCCGGCTGCATTTAATATTTCATCTCCTTTCTCCCCTATACTGTATAGTTCGGCTAGGTTTTTAAGACTTGCGCTAACTTCTACCCCATGTATAGCTCTTGACATGCTAAGAGTGTCGAACCATACGCGAGGGGAAATACCAAAAAGCCAATGGAGTATAGCCCCATCAAACATACAGTTGTGGGCTAGTACAGCAGAGTCGTGCCATTTATAAGCTGTCTGCATGTGTTTCTGTAAGTCATTAAACTCTCCTGAAAGCCACTGGGTTTCTTCGTCATTTACTTTGACCGAAACTCCTATAACTTCAAACTCAGGATGTCGTATGTATTCTTCAGTTGTAAGTTTCTTTAATGAAATATCTTTATCGTAATAGGT